GATTATAAGCGTTCAAATCAAGGTTTGCAATCCCATCTTTATTTATATTCAGATGCTTGTCTTTGTTCACCATCTTGATTTCATTCACTTCACCATGCGGGCGCAGCACTGCCACGCAGCAGCGCACCGCTTGCCGCTTTCGTCGCATTATTTGCTACAGGTGCAATTATTTAATCAGGTAGTTTCTCGGCAGGAGGTTCCTCAGATGGCGGGGCTGGATCACGCAGAGCGATTACTGAAGGCACAGGGCTACGTGGATCACAATCTATCGTGTGATTGAACCCGATCACCAGATGCGAAGGCCGAACATCAGCGCCACCCTTGCGCATCCCTGTAATCAGGCCGCCCTCTTCTATTCTCAGCACACGGCCCACGGTTTGAGGGCGCTCCAGATTCAAGAGCACCAGATCCCCCAGCTTCAGCTCATTGCCTACGGCATCCTTCATTGCGCCCCTCCTGCCAGTCCAGGCTAGCACGTTACTGCATTATTACGTTGCAATGCACCCGCCATGCTTGGAACATCACAATACACGCCCACCGCCGAACGGCTTGCCAAAGCGATCAAGCGGCCCTGCCGAGTACTCCTTGAGCTTGCGTAGCCAACTGCTAGGAATCGCCGCCGAATTGATCTCCGACGCGGCCCGGTTGTGGAGCAGCCGCCGGAACTCTGCCAGCGTCATGCTTGGAGCATCCGAGAGCAGCGCAGCCAGCGCTCGATCTCCCCCGCCCCAAGGGCACTCTGGACTCTCTTTATTCAACTCCCGCCAGAACGCAAAAACTTCACTCCGAAAACCCTCATGCCGGCGATCAAACCCGTTTTGCTCTTTTGTGGGTCTGACCCCTTGTTTGACACTAGGAGCAACATTTTTTGTAGGTATGCTGGTGCTCTCGCCAGACTTGCCGTGGCCCTTTCCCTCACCCGCCTCCACCGAGGCCGTTACAGGGCCTCCTGATCGTTTTCGCCTTTCATTTCCTTTAGATGCTGCGAGCTGCGATGCTCCGAGCTTCGCCGCAGATCGCTGCGCCACCTGACGGTCGACCGATGCAAGCCCCCCCGCTTTTTTTTGCGGGGGGGTTGGGGGGGGTAGCTTTTGTACTTGCTCTTTTAACCTGTCCCTGTTCGTGTGTGGGCTCGGCGTTACGGTCACCGTCCGCTCTGCGCGGCGCAATCGCGCGGCTTCGGATTTTTGCGCACGTTTTAGGTTGGTTTCGTGGGCGGCTTTTTGGCGTGATTCAAAGACTCTCTTGGCTTCCGACCAAAGCAAATAACAGACCTGGTTGCGCCTCTTTCCATCCTCAAAAACAGGAAATTTTCGCAAGATTCTAGGCCCATGTATCTCCCATAACTCGGCCCCTAAACCACTCAATTCAGACAACTCCTGCTGATCGTCAGGCACTGTACAGTCCTCAGACTGCCACTGCTTATCGAGCAGCCAGGCATAGCCGTCGCGAGCTGCTGGATGTGAAAACTGAACAAAGGTACTTCCATGCCAAGCGTCGATCTGACGCGGCATCCAGGTCTGCCATTTTGCAGGCATTTATCAGCCTCATTTCTAAGAGCAAAAAACTCTCTAAAACACGCTCTGTCGATAACATCGCGTGAACAAACGCGCGTTTTTCTGGTTACGCCGCGACGGTAGCGTCCACACACCGACACGTACACCGACACGTACACCGACACGTGTACCGCGCAATGAGTGCGCGGTGGGTGACTCGGTATGCGGTTGGAGAGCGGGATGGTGTGCGAACGGAGTGTGTGACGGTGACCGTCAGGGCGAGCGCGAACGGGAACAAAAAGCGTAAGAAACCGCTCCAGCGCCACGCTGGGAACGATCATCATTACGCGCCAATCTTATATCGACTTGTTCCAAATTGCTCACTTATTGAGTTTTTCTCAAATCAGGCTGCCGTCTCCTCATCTAAGGCGTCTGCGACAGTTTCAAAGATCGGATCGACTGGCAACGCCATCACTCGCCCAGCAACCGCCGTGCAAGCTAAACGAGCAAACGCGGTAAAGCTGAAACCACGCCGCCGCGCCGCTTCTTCGATGTACTCGATCTGTTCTCTGTTTTCAAACCGGATGAGCTTGTCAAGACCAGTTCCCTTTGGTTTTTTGGCGGAAATCTTTCTGTTGCTTCTCATGGTTTTACACTATATCATTATCATGGAATAAGACGGAAGGTAACAATCTATGGGGAGGATGGCGCGAGACAGGCAGGCGTGGACAGATTTTGTGGAAGCACGCACGCCCAATACCGATGCTCAGAGCAAACCACGCTCGATTAGTTTCACTGTCGACTGCAAGGCAGCTCCCCAGGGCAGCATGAGCGGCGTGGCCATCACCCGCAAAAACGGATTGCCCGGAACCATCTTCAAAAGCGACAACCCGCGCACGCACCCCTACCGCAAACAGGTGGGCTTTGAGGCATTGAGGGCGCGAGCCGCAATCGGCGTGCATGATGTGTTTGCCGAGGCTGGCGTGGCTGTGCATGTGGGAGTGACTTTTGTTTTTGCGCGGCCTAAATCGGTATCGGCATCGCGCACCATGCCTGTAGTAAAGCCGGATCTCGACAAGTTGGCCAGGTCGACCGCCGACGCACTCACTGGCGTGTTGTATGTAGACGACGCCCAGGTGGTCAGCTACGAGCTGCATAAGGTCTATGGTGAGCCTGAATGTGTGCATGTGCATGTGCGCCGTATGGACAGGGATTGAGAGGAGAACGATGGGATATGACTGGCTGTTTTGGCCAACTGCGATTTTGCTCGGAGCATGGTTTGTTTCTGGCTTGCGCGACTGCGCAAAGGGAAACCGCCCATGATTATTGACCGCTCAGAGATAGACAAGTACAAAGATGGACTTGAAACTTTTCACTGTGTCGTTTGCGGCGAGGCTATCTCAGATGAACGCATTGCGCGCAAGGCCGTGACCTGCCGCGAGGAACATGCGATCGTGCTGAAAAGTGCTCGGAGAAAGAAACGAACTGTCACACGCTGCCGGATGTGCAACCGGCCATCAACCCCCGAAGAGCTAGAGCTGTTTAAAGCATGGCGTAGAAGCCTGCCCGCTGAGCAGAGGACGATTTTGAAGGCCAAAAGTGTCAATCGGCCCAAGAGAGAACGCGGGCGGCCCAGGCTGACAGAAGAAGAGAAATTGCAGCGCGCGGAAAAGCTGCGGCTTGCAAAGGCAGGTAAAAAAGAAGATGCTCCGAGCATGAGCCCCGCGGCAGATTGACCCAAGCCGCGGGATGCTCCAAGGAGATCACCTTATGAGCAGTCTGGCTATCAGACGCGCAGTACCCGCAAACCCCTTGACCGGCAGTGTCGCCACCGCCCAGGTCTTCACTAACATTTCAAACCCGCTCAGCCCCAACGTCCTGGCCGTTCCCGGCAAACTCGCGATCGAGGGCAGGAAATTCAGTGTTCGCGCCGAAGGCAATGCGCTCACCGTGGGCGCGTACACCTTCAAACCAACACTGCTTGGAGCGCTCACCATCCCCGGTACCCCGCTCACCGCCGCCAACTGGACGACTCTCGGATCAGGAACCGCACGCGCGATCGCGACCACATGGGGCGGCTGGTATATCGAGGCTGACTTGATCTTTGACTCGCAAAGCGGCATCCTGTCTGGATCGTTCAGCCAGCTCGTCAATAACCTGTTCGATGCCAGAGCCGCGCTGGCTGCCACCTTGACCGGAATCAATGGAAGCAATGTTCCAGTTCTGCAAGGCGCAACTACCGTTCCCCCCGCCGATCCAGTTGCCTATCTTGCCGTGGCCGGTACCTTTGGCACCGCAGGGCTCAACGTCGCCAACCTGATGAACTTTGAGATTGGTTTCTAGTTGCTTTACCGCGAAAGGCCGGAGCGGCGGCGCACATCCCAGGTTGCCGCTCGCACCTGGGATCACAACCAAATGGAGGATCGTCATGGCCGAGAAGCACGAAGGAGCAAAAAAGGCGCTGGGCGCCAAGCACGATCGCGAGAAAGAGAAGAGCGAACACGAGGGCGGCGAAAAGCTGCACACGCACGGCGTACATTATGAGCGCGCCGGCAACGGCGGCGTCATCGCGCACGTGCATCGGCACACCGGCAAGCCGGGAGTTGACCATGCACATCACCACACCGAGGAGCATGTGCTACCCGATACCGAGGCCGCACAGGCTCATCTTGACGAACACATGGGCGACCAGCCCGCCGCCGGCGAGATGGAACCCGCACAGGCAACCGCGCCGCCTCCACCGCCTGAGATGGCAGGAGCCGGCGCAGGCGCAGCACCAGGCGGAATGTAAGGACGAACGATGATTGAGCGATGCTATCTTGCCCCCGGCAGGTTTGGACGCTGGGTGATTGTGAAGGCTGAGGATTACCGCCAGGCGTGGAGCGGATCACGCTGGGTCTTGCACGACAGAGGAGTGCCCGCAGCCGGGGTGCAGGTATCGAACTTTGCAAGCAAAGATGAGGCTTTTAACGCAGCTTACGATGCCGGAATGGACATAGCCAGTGCAGGGTATTTGATCTTTGGTGGAACGATCACCTGTTTTCGCTGCGGCATGACGAGCTGGAACTTGCACGACCGAGAACAATGCTACTGCGGTGCGTGTCACCAATTTCACGAAAATCTAGAAGCGCCTCAATCTATCGCAAAGTGTGGCGCGAAGCCTCTTGCAGGCGAAAACTTCCACATCACCCTCCTTGCTCCCGACGACTTATCTTCCGATGACTTTCCCACCTATTGACATTGCGCGGATCGAGGGCGACTCGGCTTACAAAGAAGAGCTGCGCTGGCGCTGCCAGACCGATCTGCTCTGGCTGGCAAAATTTGTGCTGGGGTACGGTCTGATTGACGAACACGACCATCGAGAGATGTTCGATATGTTCGTAAAGAAAGACCCGCGCAAGCCGATCGAGGAGCAGGATGATGTAAAAGTCAGGCTCATCCTGATGCCCAGGCGCACATTCAAGACCACCGCCAACATCGCCGACACCGTGCAATGGATTCTGGACTTCCCCGACGTTGCGGTGATGACGATGACTGCCTCGAACTCGCCGGACTCGCCCCTGGCCGACGCCTTTGTGGCCGAGGTTGCCAGCCACTTCTATCATCCATCCGGCGCACCGTTCAAACCGCTTCATCTGCTCTTTCCCGAACATGTACTCGACAAGATGCCCAAGGCTGGGGAGTTTATTACGCCGGCGCGCACCAAGTTTCGCCGCGATCCGACCGTGAAGGGCGTCTCGATTGAGCAGAGCTTGAGCGGCTGGCACCCCGATGTACTCAAGGGTGAGGACGTGCAGGATAACCGAAACTCGCAGACCACCTTTGCCCTGAGAAAGGTGTGGACAAATCTCAATATCAACATCAAAATGCTCGCCGATTGGGCCTATCGAGAGCACACCGGCACGCGCTATGGGCCGATGGACTGCTATGGGAAGATGCTGGCCACAGTAAACGATCGAGTGAAAGTGCTCTGGAAACCGGCTTATATCAGATGCCAGCACGCTTTGAAGATCGCGGATGAGAATCTGAATGAAAACGACGTGATCTTACAGTTTCCGAAGCAATTGCCGTGGAAGTTTTTGAGAATGACCAAGGCCGACGACGAAAACTCGTTTTGGACGCAATACATGAACATTGCCGAGGGAAGTTTCAAGCCCACCTTTGGCATGGAACGGCTGGAAGCGGCAAAAGTAAAGGAAAACGATGCGCCTCACGAGGATGAGGTACACATCGCCTGGCGCTTTGAATATGCCGAGTGCAAGAACGCGGCCGGAGCGGTCGGGCTGGAGCATCATGGGCGCATGACCGTGGCCGAGATCTTGCGCGGAGCATGGACGCCCAGCACGCTGGCCGCGAACGTTGTAGACCTGGCAAAGCGATGGGAATGCCATCGGGTGCAGATCGAGGAGACGCCGGGCGCGCGGTCGATGGAGCAGCACATAAGAAACGAGGCTCTGGAGAAAGGCTGGAGGCTGGAGATCCTTTGGACCGAGTTTTTGCAAGACCCGACGGCTCGGGCTCTGGCCATCAAAAGCGCAGAGCCTCACCTATTGGCGGGAAGGCTGCTTTTCAGTGATGGAATCAAGAACTTGCAGGAGGCTTTTAGGCAGCTCTATCACTTTGGAATGGTTGAAGATGACGAGATAGCCAGTGTGGTAAGCCGCGTGGCCGCCTGCCTGCCAGAATCGATCGCCGCCGACGACTTTGACCCGACCGATGAGGGGGCCTGGATAAAATATGCTCAGCAAGATATGTACAATCGCGTGTATGGACGGGGAGCCTATGCCGAGTCAGAGCCGGAAGCCCCCCCGATTGAGGAAGATTGGCAGCCAACGACAGCCGCAGGGTTGAGCGAGATGATGCCGGGATTGAGTGGATGAGCCTGCGAACGACACACACTTTTGTAGAGTTGCCGATCAGCAAAGACGACGACTCGGAGCAGTTTGACCGGGAGTTGCTGGCCACCCGGCCGCCGCAGTTCACGATGACCGCGTTTCCACTGAGAATGGTGCTCTGATATGGAGCAAGACTTCCCCAAAGTCGTGCCCGTCTTTCCCGGTGATACGCCACCAGAGCCGCCGGCCGAGCTGCCTGACGCTGAGATTCAATTGATCCATGCGGGGCTGATGATTCCGACCCTGAAGGCTGTACGCTCGATGGTGCGCGAGATTCGCAAGTGGCGCGGTGAACCTAACCCGGATCTGGTTTGAGAGGTAAGCTATGGCCACGCTGGCAAACACGGTGAACGGCGCGCAGACGATCGAGCCGGGCGATGTAAAGCTGATGGGGCCGCTGCTCGATCCGCGCTACACCGACGACGGCGCGGTGGAGCTCGTGATCCAAGACGCGGAAAAGGCCCGCACCTACCTTGACCAGAAACAATGGAACCTGCATTGGCGCGAGGCCGACGTTCTTTACCAAAGCCCACGCACCAATCAGGCGTTTGAGGGCGGCACAGTTGCGCGGGCGAATATCTCTCGCTTTACAGTTGCCAAGCACGTCAACTCACTCGTACCCGCCATGAAGAGCGGGATTTTTTATGAGATGCCGCCCTTTCTGATCAGGCCCAGGCCTGCGACAAGCCAGAACACAGCGCGCGCGAAAACTGCGCTCTATGGCGTGATCCTTGACGAAGCTGATTTTGAAACCGAGTGCGAGCTGGCGATGGAGCAGGCCGTCAACTTCGGGACCGTGGTTTGCAAAGCCGTATGGGACAAGAACACGCGCACAACGAAGGTGCGCAGCCCGAAACAGGCGCCAGTGAAACAGAAACTTCCCTTTGGCGGCGAGATCACGATCCACACCAAAGAGTCGGACGAAATGGAAGTGACGGATACGGAGGTCACGACCGAGGGGCTGATCTTTGAAACCTGCGAGCTGGGGTCAGTGTTAGTCGACCCGACTTGGAAGAAGCCGAACGCCCTGCACAAGTCGGCCAAGTATGTCATCCATGTGACCTATCCTACCTTTAAAGATTTAGACAAGCTGCGCGATGAAACCGTCGTCGACGAAGACGGCAAGCAAATTGGCGGCTATGACATTCCATCGGAAGATGAACTCAAAGCCTACTTTTTTGCGCATGAAACCAACGCCGTCACCCCCAGCCAGGTGCAGCTCAATCTGGGCGGTCAGAATTGGGCAATTCACCACGCGCAGAATGACGAGGAGCCAGCCAGCGCGGATCCGCTGGAGCGGCCAATCCAGATGCTTGAGCGGTGGGATAAAACCTACGTCTACACCGTACTGACTGCCAACGGCGTCGACGGCGTGCTGATCCGCAATGAGGAACACGGGCTCCCTTTCATCCCGTTTTTCTCGGCTAACTTTTGGAACATTCCGAATGCGGCCTATGGTATTGGCGTGGGCAGGCTGGCCGGCAGCGATCAGAGAATTGAGAAAGGTCTGACCGATGCCCTGCTTGACCTGTTGAGCATGGCGGTCAACCCGATGTATGCGCGCGATCGAGGCGCCAACGCACCGACGCAGCAGATCCGCCAACGGCTGGGCGGGATTGTCGACGTGGACACCAAGCCGGGACAGAGTGTGCGCGATGCCTTTGGAATCATCGAACTCCCCAAAGCCCCACCAGAAGCCTTTACGGTATTGCAAGCAGCCGGGCAGAGCGCTCAATCGACCACTGGTGCGGATGAAGCTTTCACCCAAGGTTCGCTACCTGGCAAGGGCGGCAGTTCGGCAGCGAGGACCGCGACCGGAGCGGGAGGAATCATAGCCGCGAACGCCGGCAAGATCCAAGGCCCGGTTGGCCACTTTGTGAAAGGCATCTTGCTGCCTGTGATCGAGATGATCGATTTTTGCGTGAAAGACAGAATGAGCCCGCAGAAGATCAGGGATATTTTGGGCGACGAGCTGGGCGAGGCCTTTGAACTCGACGCCAAAAACTTCTACGCATCCAAAGACCGGTTTGAATGTCTGGCCGGCGCTCACCTGGCTGCGAAGAAAGCGATGGCTCAGGCGCTGCCGCTGATGGTGCAGATCTTTGAGAATGCGCCGCTCATCCAGCAGCTCAACGCCACCGGCTACGTGGTGGATGTAAAGATGCTGCTTGAGATGTTTATGGAAGTGAGCGAATGGAAGAACGCGCGCGAGCTGATAAGGAAGATGACGCCCGAAGAGCAGCAGAAGTTTCAGGCCGCCAACCCCGGAATGCAAAAAGTTCAGGGACAGATCGCGGCCATCGGCGCGCGACATGAAGCAAAATCGGCCGAGATCGACCAAGCCAAGGAAGCCGATTTGGCTAAGGATTTGCTCGGTAAGGCATCCAACGAGGCCGCGTTGTGGGATGAACGGAAGTGGGATCGGGAGATTACTAACCAGAGTGTCTTTGCGCCGGCGGGGGCTTGAATGGCTGACTTCAAAGATTACCGGATGAAAGAGGCAAAATGCCCGCGCTGCGGGCGTGTAATGGATGGGGCAACAAACTGCACTGGAGACGGAGCGCCTAGCGCTGGAGATTTTACCGTCTGTTTCTATTGTGCAACGATTCTTCGGTTTGGCTTTGCCCTGCAACTGGAGATGCCGGCCAGGGCAGACTTTGAAGAGCTGATGCGGCAACCGCCAGAAACTCTGCTCACTCTGGGAAAGATCCAACACCTTGTGAGAGCGCGAGCCAGAGAACGGGCCGGGAGAAACTAGCGATGGAGCTGAAGGTACGTACAACCCGAACCCTGAAGGTGACAGAGCTGGCAGTTACACCGGAGGAACGCACGGCGCTTGCGAATCTCTATGGAAACCCGGATTATCAGGCTTTGCTGGACGTGATGGAGCGCGGCTGTATCGAGTTAGAAACGGCCCACTTTAACACCGATATTGGCCATCCAGAGGCCGTGCTGGGCGGCCACTGTCTGACCAAAGGCGTGTGGCAGTTTTTTGCTTATGTACAGAAACAAGTGTTAAATGCCTATAACAGCAGGATGGCCGATGATGATCAATCGGAACCACCTAGCCTCAACGATGTAATCCAAGGCGTAGAATGAGCGCGGAGTGAGTTATGGCGAAGACGTGGGAAGACAAGGGAAACGGCAAATGGAAACTGACGGTCACGAGCGACGAGCCCGGTGTGCCGATCAGCGTCTTCCACGGAACCAGAGATGAGATTTCCGACCAGTTGGCGGATTCTCAACTGAATGCCAACCAGCGCATCGCCGAACTGAAAAGGAATAGCCAACCAGCGGCTTCCCAGCCCCCGCCGCCAGCCGGGCCAAAACCCCTGTCGGCGGGCGAGAGGATGCAGACCGTGGCAGATCTCGCCAACCCCTCGACCGTCGACTCTGCCGTGACCCGGATCATGGAGTCTGTCGTGGGACCAATCGAAAACCTGCGCGACTCGGCCGCCAACGCGCCCGCGGAACGCGAGGAACGATTGGAACGCAAGGCGACCGAGGCCGCCCAGGCCTTTGCCGCGGCGAACCCGGAGTACTACCTCACCCAGCACAACGCAGAGACAATCTATGCGTATGTGCAACTGCGTGGGGATCTGACCAGGCAAGACCACTATCAACGTGCCTTTGAGGAGCTGACAGCAGCAAACCTGCTTCAAAAGCGGCCACCCTCTGAGGACGAGGAAGAAACGCAGTCATCGGCCACCGAGCCAGAGCGGAATGCTCCCGCGCGAACGGCACAGCCGAAGACTCCCACCAGGATCTCGACAGGTATCAGCTCGCGCGACGTGAGCGGAACCGCGCCGAGGCCCACGAACCGGCTGAAGTATACGCGGGAGCAGATCGACGCCATGAGCGCCAGCACGAAAAAGCGGCTAATCAACGACCCGGAGTATAACCGGGCGGTTGATTTTTATTCCCAGCCACGGCGAAAGGCAAGTTGATCTAAAACCCCGCGTGCCCTTGAGCCAAGGGAGCGGGACCATGAAAATCAGAGACGAAAAGTTTCTTGCATCAAGAGACTGGCTTGTTGCCTATGTGCTGCAACCGCTCTTGTATGTGCTGGCCATGATGGGCTCAGCGATCGCCTTCACAATCCAACTGGAAGGCCGGGCGCTGGCGCGCGCGGCGCGATATGGCGCGGGCTACTCGCCGGCATCGAATAACACCAGCAATCTGACCCAGGCCCAGGTCAACTATTACGACACCAATTTCATCGAGAACCTGAAGGCCGAAACGCCTCAGTACCGATGCGTCGAGCGCAGACCCCTGCCAGAAAACTCAGGCAACACGCTCAACCTCTTTGAATATGTCCCGTTTGGTCCGGATCTCTCGCAGGCGCCCGAGGGCACCGTGGGCACTGGCGAGACGATCAACGTGCTGACCGACAAGATCGTGATCGGAAACTATGCCGATTTTCTCAACTATTCGCGCTTTTCGCTGCAACTGGCGATCGACCCGGCTCTTGAGAATGGCGGCAAGGAGCTGGCTTATCAGTGCGCTCTGACCGTGGCCTACCTCATCAAGAACACGACCGACGCTTTGAGCGTGATCGACAGCAGCGTGAGCGTGCAGAACGCCTACAACGTGCCTTTCAACAAGAACAACATCACGTCAGCCGTGGCCAGCCTGCGCGGCAGAAACGTGAAGCCGTTTGAAGAAGGTTTCTTCTGCGGCATCATCCACCCGTTTGCGTGGGGGGATGCGTTGAACGACACGGCCAACAATAGCTTTACCGACGTGCTGAAGCGCTCGGTTGAGGGCGTGAAGCTGTTGAAGGAGCTGCCCGGCGGCGAAGGTGAGTATGTGCAGGTTGTGGAATGGGCCGGCGTGCGCTTTCACGAGTCCACGATCGTAACTCAAACGCCGAACTATCTCACCCACTCTGGCGTGACCGCCTTCCGCACCTACATCTACGGCAAGAACGGCATCATCACCATCTCGATGGGAGCCAAGGAAAACACCGAACTGGGCGATGGCGACTGGCGGAACCTGAAGGTCATCACCAAGCGGTATGACGATGCCAGCGTGTCAGATCCGGCGATGATGATTGGCGGCAGCGCGGCTTACAACTTCAACTTTGCGGTTGGCGTTGTGCCCGACACCACAGGCCGCGTGCGCTACATCGACGCCCCGACCCTGATCAGCTAACCCGAACCCGGCCAGGGCGCAGCCGGAACGATTGCGCCCAATCTCACGCATCAAGGAGGCCGCAATGGCCAAAGCAACAGCACCAAAGGAACTGACCACCGCCGAAGACGTGGAGCTGGAATATAGGCGGCTTCAGGTCGAGGAGCTGCGGCAAACGCTCTCAGACAGGGCCGAACGCAAAGAACGATTGCGCGCCGAACGGCTGGCCCAGGTTGAGGACTTCAAGCGCTCGGAACGCCAGAGGCTCCATAACCAGCGCGTCTGCAAGCACCGCAAGGGAGGCCGCGACAACAAGTTTGCCAACGGCAATGCCCCCGACTATTCGATCATCCTCAACACCTACCCGACCGGGGCAATGATTTTCATGTGTACCCGCTGCGGGAAGGAAGTTCCCAAGCCCGACGCGAAGCTCAAGAAGACCGACCCGAAGCTCTACGCCGAGATGTGGGAGACGTGGAAGCTCTGGGCGAGCTATCCCACAGACAACACGCCCTCGGGCGGCAAGATCTTCGAGATTTTGGAAGAGGCGGCCTAACCGATGAGCCAACACGACCAGCATCACGAAGGCGGGCACCACGAAGAGCACCACCACCACGAGACGCCCGAACAGAAATTTGAACGCGAAACCACACACCGGCTGGAGAAGATCGAGCACCAGAATGAAGAGATTTTGGACTTGCTATCCCCACGACTCACTAGAATCCGGCTGCAATTCACCCTCTCAACCGTTGTAGGAACACGAGGAATCCCCATGAGTGCAGTACAAGGACCAGTCACTCTCACCACGCTTGGACAGGTGGCGACCGCATCCATCCTCGGCTTTGACCAGTTTGGCCAGCCTTTTACCGGCACCATGCCGCCGGCAAGCTTTTCGATCGACGACACAGCCGGAGCGGTTGCAACCAGCGTCGACAATGACGACTCGACCGACACCGTGACGGCAGTGGCAAACGGTGTTGCCAACCTCACCGCAACGATCGAGGCTACCGACGTGAACGGGAACCCGATCACGCTCACCGACACGGAGAGCATCACGGTTGCGCTCTCTGGCGGCGGCGGAACTCCGGTTCTCTCAAGCATCAAGATTGCTTTTGACACCGGCACGCCGGCGACACTCGCAAAAAAAAAGTAACCGCTGAAGTGAAGCCGGCGGCGGTACCGGCGGCGGCGAAGGTGAAACCAGCGACGGCGAGCCAACCCGCTCAGTCGCCGCTGGGAAAGCCTCTGTCGCCGAACGATCTGATTAGGCAGTCGCAATAGAGAGCGAGCGCGCGATGGGATCAAGCACTACAACGGTGCAATCGGTCAATGACTATGTGAGCAGCATGGGCGAACTCTCGCCTGTGCTGCCCACAGGCGGCTACTCGACCAACACGGCCCTGGGTATCGCCACCGACGTCATGCTTGATCTCATCGCGCAACGCTTTAACTGGAAGTGGAACCGCGAACGGATTCCGCCCTTTTATACGAACAGTTGGCAACAGGATTACGCGCAGATTGGAAGTCGATTCCCTGCCCCGATAGGCTGGCTTGAGGCAGCCTATTGGATCGACATTAACAACACCGCACTGCCCAAACCGACCTATCCGATTGAGGTTGTACGTGATCTCCCTTTCACTTCCATAAGTGGCAACCCGCCGGGAAAGATCTGCTGGCTACCTAACTCGCAGCTTACGCAAGGCATCTGGCCAGGTGCGGGAAAGGTCTACACGCCACCGCTGGGCGCCACGATCACCCCGACCAACCCGCCAACCAACATACTGGACGCCTATCAAAACATCCTTGTGCTCACTACGTTTGGAACCACGGGCCTCACCGAACCACTGGCCAGCACGCCAACACCGTTGAACGTGACCCATCTGCAAGGCTTTGTTGTGAGCACGCCAGGCGGAAATATTTACTTTGCGCTGGTTACCTTTGACGGCCCGACACCAGCCTATCAGCCAGGCGAAAGCTGCCTTTTTGCTGGATTGACGGTTGCCGTTGCTCTCAACGGCCAGACACTCCAAGAAATCTCTCCCTCTGCCCTGCCGATCGGGGTGCCTGTCCCGGCCGCGAATCAGGCGGTTTTCAGTGTGGGGTTCAGCTTCCAGATGAACACTGACGACAGCGGTGTAGGAACCTTTAACGTGCCTCTGGCACATGCCCCTGAAGGCATGACGGTCAGTGACGGGAGCTGCGTATGGACCGTGGCCGATCCGGATTCGCAGGGCTTCAGAATCATCCCGCTGCCACCGCAGCAAGGCGTCGTCTACCAGGTCAACGTGATAGCGCAGAGGCGAGCACCACTGGCCTTTACCAAGATGAGCCAGACTATCGACCCGATACCGGATGACTATGCTCACCACTTTCGCACGGGATACATTGCCGGCTGCTACAAGATGAGCCCCAACGCGCAGATGCGCGCCCTCTATTATGGGCCACGCGGGCTGCATGAAAACTGGCTGGCGTCGATGTTTGATGCGGCCAAGCAAGGCGACCGCGAGCCAGATAACGCGGGATTCATCCCCGACAGGAGCGTAGTGGCCGCGCAGGGCGGCATCGACATAGGCCCCGCAAACCCGTACCTCTATAACGTTTGGCCGGGGAGGTAGCCGATGCCTTTGAGAAAAGGATCGTCAGCCGCGATCGTCAAAGCCAACTTTCAAGAGTTTGGCAAGGGCAAGACCTATGCGCGCACCAAGCGAAAGTTTGGAGCGGCCAGGGCCAACAAGCAGCGCATTGCCGCTGTGCTGAGCCAGAAACGCGACAGCCAGAAAAAGAAGAGGTAATAAGTGGCCTCAACGATCACCGTGCAGGATGACATAAGTTGGGCAAAGAGCTACATCGAGCAACAGCCGGTGTTAGTGAACGGCATGGAGCCGGCGCTGGGCTCTGCCAATTTGATCTTGCAGACGGTGTTAGGACCGCCCTTTAGCTGGCCGTGGAATCGGGCGATTTTGAGCTATACAACCTCTGACCAGGACGTGACGCAGGCGGGATTGAATGATTTTGGTTTCCTTGAAGGTGGAACCGTGCAATCGGTCGACGGCGGAAAGCCGTGGGAGATAGCCGTCAAAAATCTCTTGCATCTTGACCAGAGCCACGCGCGACCGGCGTTTTGCTCACCACTGATTGACGATGGCCAAGGCAATATCACTTTCAGGCTTACTCCAGCTCCGGACCAAGCCTATCTCACCACGCTCATCTATCAGAAGAAAGCACGCACGATCATGAGCATTGGAACGGCGTGGCTGCCGATTCCCGACGAGAAGCACTACATCCCTCGCTGGGGATTTTTGGCCATGATGAGCCTGATTGGAAACGACGCGCGCTTTAACGAGTACAACGCAAAATTTCTTACTGCCCTGCTCGCCGCGCAAGGCGGTCTGACCGAAATGGAGCGCAATATCTTTTTGGCGAACTGGCTGCGCGTGCTGAGCCAGATGCAGGGCGGCCAGCTCGGCACAACCGAACGCTACAAGGCGAGGGAGACATAATGCCAGAATCTCCCCTCATTGCCGCCGGTGCGCAAATACCTCCGACCTCCGCAGCCCCCCTGCACACGAATGAATGGTTTACCGGGATGTGGACGCAGGGCAACCCGCTGGGATCTGGGGCAGTGCCTTTTCTCTATCAGAAGTTTTATTCGGCGATGCGCTATGACCGCCTGGTTGGCGGCAAGAACACAGAGGTCACCAGCCGCCTGAGCCTTGCCCGGAGGCCCGGAAGTCTGATTTATAACTCGGTCAACTTTCCCCCGATCAGCCGTTTTTATGAGTTTCGCGCATTTCAGGGAGGCCAAGAGCGCATTCACATCCTGGCTGACGTGGAGGGAACCAGCTTTGGCCCCGCCACTCTCACAATAGCCAGCGTGCAGGTGGGATACTTCCCGGTTGGCCACGGGTCTTTTGAATGGTTGATCTATGTCGTTTTTACATCGAATCTTCCACCGCTTCAATCTGGGCAGACTTATACATTTTCGGGAGTGACGAACTATCCTGCGCTCAATAGTCAAACGCTCACGCGAGTTAGGTTTGGACCAGGAGGAAACGACTGTTACTTTGAAAGTTCTGTCTTAGCGCCCTACGGACCCGCCGCCGACACAGGCAATGCGGTTGTGACGAATGCAGTCTTGTTTGGCGGTAGCGTGCGCGATGTGACTGGCCCGAGCACGGATTTAACCCTATGGAACAAAGACCAGAGTGCGGGCAGAACAAGCTTTCAAAGTGTTGGGAACATCGTTTTTTTTGGCGATGGAGTGAACGCAAATAAATGGGTGACGAGCGCTCTGCAGTGGATAGCGGCGACCAGCTACAGCCGCGGGAACTTTTTTGTCGACCCAAACAACAACATGCAACTGGCTGTCGGATCGCAGACCTCTACGATCACCGATATTTCAGTGACGGCGAACGTGGCGACCGTGTTTTTTTCAAGTGCATCGCAGTTGAGAATACCCGTCGGAACCAAACTGACCTTTGCCGGCTGCACGACGATTGCGGCGCTCAATGGAACAACCAAAACGGTGACCATCGTTGAAAACGGGCAACAGGTGAGCTTTGCCCTGACGCACGCCGATCTAGCCTTTAGCGTAGAAACGGGCACGGCCACAACCGGAACCGGGATCACTGGCAGCTCGCAGCCAACCTGGGCCACCGGCTTTGGAGCGATCACCCAGGATGGCGGCGAGCAATGGGAGAACCGTGGCACCTCGGTCGAAAAATGGGGAATTGAGACCCCGGCCACAGCCCCCATCGTTACCCAGGCCACGGCGCCGTCGATCTATCCGGCATGGGCGGCAAACACCTGGTATGCTCCGCTCTTTGTAATTTTAGACAGCAACGGAAATCTGCAACAGCTCACAACGGCGGGAACAACCGGCGCTGCAGCCCCAACCTGGACAACGGTGAAAGGCAACCCAACCGCAGAAACCTCGCCCGGCACAGCGATATGGACCTGCATGGGCGCGGCAGGGTGGGTTGCAAGCGCCACTCATGCGGTGGGCGACGTCGTGCAGGCGACGTTTACCTACTACATCACCGTGCAGGTCTGGGTGAGCAATTGCTTCACCTTGAACACGCGCATCAAAACCGAAAAAGGGACTCGGAGAATTGGCGAAATCACTGTCTACGATCAGGTGTGGAATGGAAAGAAATTTGTCGCCATCAAGGAGATCCACGATCACAAATTTAGGGGCTCGATCTGTGAAATGGGCAACAATGAAGGAGTGACCCCGGATCACCTGTTGAAAGATACTGGCGGCTGGATCGAGGCAGAAAAGATTTTTGCAAAAACCTATGATTTTATCGGAGTGGTCAGAACTCTCACCGTAGATGCAGATAGTTACGACGATCAATGCTTTGAGCTTGAGAATGGACGAATAGCCCACAACAAGAGCATCGATGGAGGCTATTACCAGAATCAGCAGCAGGCGGTGACGGCGACCGGGCTTTTTTTGTGTGTCACGGCTGGAACCAGCGCAGCCACCGTGCCGGCATGGTCAAACGGCCTGGGAACCGTGACCGAAGACAATACCGTGGTGTGGCAGAACCAGGGCGCAGCCCCGGCGTGGCCCGGAGCAACTCAAACTCTGAGCTTGGCGACGAAAGTGCTCGACAGCGCCTACAACGTAGAAACCGTGCAGAAAATGGGCAAAAGCGGCGCGACCGCCCCGGCATGGAACACGGAAAGCGGCGGCAGCACCACAGACAACACCTTGACCTGGCTGAATGACGGATCGTATAGCAAGGCCAACACTGGAACATGGCAGTGGGCTTATAGCGGAAAAAACTCAATTACCGGCGACATTGGGACGGCGAGCCCAATATCGCTGTCTTTGCTGGTTGGAGCGGGAAATCTGGCGGTGATACAGGGCGCAGGCCTGGCCAACGACAAGCAGATTGACACGATCGTCATCTGGAGGACTCTACAGGGCGGGAGCACGCTGATTTATGACGATGAGATACCTAACCCGGCCGTGGGATCGACGCCGAACACGTGGATCTACACCGACACCAACCCCGATGGGAACCTGAACGAGCTCATCACCGCGCCTGTTTCGAGCTCAAACGATCCGCCGCCTATCGGCTTTAGGCCGATGGCCTACTACCTCAATCGGATCTGGGGCTTTGTGGCCAACCGGCTGGTTTATAGCGGCGGCCCCGCGATCGTGACCGGCAGCGGCGATGAGAGCTTTCCACCGCTCAATAACTTTGCGCTGCCCTCGCTCGGCGTGGCCTGCTGGCCTACGTCGATCGGCCTGATCGTCTATACCAACTCGGACGTCTGGGTTGTGATGGGACAAGGAACCAGCAGCTCGCCTTTTTACGTCATCAACTTTCAGGCAGGCATAGGACTCGCCGGCCAGGATGCTCTGACGATCAATGGCTCGACGGCTTACGGAATGCTGACCTCTGGCCAGGTGGTCTCGATGGACCCCGGAGCTGGAGAGCTTGAAGTCGGATTCCCGATCGGCGATCAGTTTGACGCGCTCTACACCGGCAGCGAAACCTACATGGCCTATCATCCAGGCGCGAGCGCCGATGCTGCGCTCTATGTAGCCGATGGCGCTATTGGATGGTTCCGCATGGCAGCCGTGGCCGCACCGGAGAGTGGAAACGTCTGGAGCCCGCGCGCGATCATCGAGGGCGGCGTGAAGGCGATCGCGAGTCTCGAAATTGCGCCGGGCATGAAACGCTTGCTGCTGGGCCCCGCAGTGAACGGGCCAATCTTGATGCGCGACAAAACCGTCTCGACCGACAACGGCACACCCTATGAGGCCTCGGCCGAGATTGGCTCTATCGTGATGGCTCAGCCAGGAACAACTGTTGGCGTGCAGTTCATCACAACCGAAGAAGCGATGCTGACCGGCAGCTCACGCATAAACGTGGGCATTATGCTCGATGAGATTGCCGGCGTCTATGACGATCTGAAAAACACATCGAACGACCCGCCCAACCAGCCGCGATCGACAACCATTGAAGTGAATCGCTTTTGGGCGATGCAGAACGCTCAGCCCGTGACCTGCCGCCACATGCGCGTTGAGCTGAGCTGGAAGGCTGAAGACTTTGCGAACGAGCTTTTCACCTACACGATCTATGGGCGGCTGCCTGAGAAAGCGAGGAAGTAATGGCGCAACCAAGCGAGGCTTTGCCCCAGCAGCAGATTCAGCCGGCCATCCAGCCGCCGGCGCTCGAAGAGGGAACGATCAGCGGAGTACACCCGCTCATGATCGCCAGCCTGCCCTCAATGGCATCTGGAGCGGATGTGTATGCACGGCAGTTTTATCGGGGAAGCCGGGTTCCTTTTCGGCGCTACTTGCCCGTGACAGGAGTTTGATTCACCCCACAGATGAAGACCTGTCTGCGGGGACCCCGAAAAGGAGAACAATGGCAGTTTTGGCAGAGTTTGACGGCTACACGCTGCGCGATGTGACAGACGAGGATCTGCCTGCGCTCAAGGCGTGGATTGAGGCCGATCGATTCCATGAGGGAGTCTTGGAGCCTGAGTTCTTTCTTGGAAAGGCGATCGACTCCAGCGGCGAATTGGCTCCCGATCCGCGCGCGAGCTGCTATGCACTTGAGGATGACGCCGGGACAGTGTTTTTTATCAGGCTGAGCCGGGCGGCGAGGGTGAATATTCAGTTTGGGCAAGCGAAGACGATCCGCGAACGCAAGCGCACCGCCGAGGCTTTGATCAAAGGGATGGCATTTTTGGAGGTTCAACTATCTCATGCCGGTTGTGAGCAGTGGATCTTTGAAACCTCAGACGAGGAGCTGGCGCGCATGGCGCGTGAGCGGCTTGGCTTCACAGACTCGCCGAACGAGCTTGTGAGGGAGATTGAGCCTCTGACAGCGCCAAAGCAGCAAATAAACCCGTTGCACGCGGAGCAACAAAGCCCAAGAACGAGGAGCGAAGCGGGCACAAAGGCGGTGCAGTGATGTGTGGAGGCGCGACCGCAACACAAGACAAACTGCAGAGCGAAGAAGCCGACTTCTACGCTAAGCAGATTGAGTCCTATGACACGTCGTATGCGAACTTCAGCGCTCTGTCGGACACGCTGAAGAAACAGTTTGAGCCGATCCTGGCCAAAGGTCCGAACCAGAGGGGCTTCGACGACACAGAGCGGAACACCTTGAACACCCAGGCTACCGAGGGAACCGCGCAGGGTTATGCCAAGGCGCGCGCGGCCCTCCAGGAGGGACAGGCGGCGCGCGGCGGCGGGACTAGCAACATAAACATCACGTCTGGAGGAGACGAGCAAGAGCAGGAGCAGCTTGCCGCGACCGCCGCCGCCACGACAAGCTCGGAAAAGCTGGGGATTACAACAGCCGATTACGCCAAAGGGAGCGCAGACTATCAGAACGCGATCGCGGGCGAGGAATCTCTGGCGGCCGGATGGAACCCCAACAGCTTTGCCAGCTCAGCAAACTCAGCCGGAAAAACAGCTAGCGACCAGGCCAACACGATCGCGCAACAGCAAAACTCGGTTTGGACCAGTGTGATCGGGGCGCTGGGTGGTGTGGCCGGCCAGGCAGCCTCAGCCGGAATCAAGCAGTGGGGATAGAGGAAAATCATGGAAACGACAGGGGTAGACCCCCGACTTTCACAACCCGAGCCGACCGCCAACGCTTATCAGGATCAAGAACCAGCGGCGACACAAACGGCTCCCATGCCGTCTTCCCCGCCTGCTGGAGCTGGGGGAATGAATCAGGGGACTCCCCCGGCCGGTGCGGCGGCACAGAGCCCACCTGTGCCGCCACAGACCGCGCCAGCAGCGCCCACAGCACCCGCGCCGGCGGCTGGACCAGAGAGCTGGGGATCGAAGGTCTATCACGGCGTATTGAACGCGCTGGGAGGCTCAAGCGACGTGAGCCTGGCGCGCGACCCGGCCACCGGCAAGATGGTGGCCACCGCCGTCAAGAGCGGACCAGGCCAGCAATGGAAGCGCATTATCTCTGGCGCCCTCTCAGGCTTTGGAGCGGCATCGCAGGTTGCACCCGGACCAGGCCAGATGATGCGCGGCGCAGGCGCGGGCGTGAATGCTGGAATGCAAAAAGCCGAGGATGCCAACAAAGAGAAGACCAAACAGGCCAACGAGAACTTTGAAGCCCAGCAGAAAGCGGCGACCTCAGACGCGCAGAATGCTCTGCTCTCACACCAGATCACACAATTGGCCTATACGCTGGGCCGCGCCCAGGTCGCAGCCAGCGAGCAGGATCTGGCGCGCGAAAGCGACTTTATCAAAAACATTGCCGATGGCGGAAACGGTTCAACCGATATGGGCGTCTTTCCCGACTTCGCCAGCGTGGTCAAGGCATTCAGAGAGATGCCACAGATGCACGATCACCAGGCGCAAGGCAAACTCGTGACAACCCTGCACACCGACGCCAACGGAAAGATTGACGGCGTGCACGCGGCGCTTGTGACTTCGGACTGGCTAGCGGCCAAGATTCCGAACGATCTGCCGCTGCATACGGCGACGATCGAAGACGGCAAGCTGGTTGAAAAGACCTTCACCATCCCGGCCGGAACGCTGACCGGCGATCAGTATGTGAAGCTCGTGATGGGCCAGACGAAAGATTCGCTCGACCAGCACGCCAAAGATGCCGACGAGCAGCGGAAGGATGAAGATTTGAAACTGAAGAAGAGCCGCACGACAGCCGAAAACGCAGAAAGCTATGCGTCGGCAGGTGAGCACTCGGCCAAGGCTGCTCAGGCGAACGCGATCGCTAGTGGCGGCGGGGATGCGGCAGTGGACCTGATTGGACGCGGGCAGATGGATGTAAAGAATATGGCCTATCTGCTCGGGCGCAACCCGGCGATGGCTGACGAAATTGCAAAGAGGTATCCCGGTTTTGATAGCTCGAAAGTTTCCGCCTATGCGAACACTTACAAAGAGTTCACATCCCTCAAAAATGGCAGCCCCGGCCAGGCTCTCAATGCCGGCGCAACCGTGCTCAAGCATCTGCGCCGCCTATCGCAACTCAACACGAAAGAGAGCCATATCCCAGGCACCAACGATTACACGGCATATCAAAACCAATTGGGCACACTGGTACCCGAGCTTGGAAGATTTTACGGAAACGACACCATCCCGGGATTGGCCAGCTACAGAGACACGCTCGGCTCAACGCTACCGGGAAACCGACAAAAAGCCATTGAAACGCAGGCTCATGCAATGGGCGAGAAGTTTGACTCTTTTGTGCAGAGCTGGCGCAACGCGGCACCGAGCGCAGCCTACCAGGCCAAGATGCCCGGCATTGACCCTGAAGCTATCGACGCGCTCAAAACTCTCAACCCACTTTACCCAGAAAGCAAAACTGCCGAGCTGATGAACCTGCGCGCCGGAATGGAAGCGGGAGCACAAAGCACACAGCAGCCAGCCGCGCAACCAGGCGCACTGGTAAAGATCACGCCGGGAGAACCCCAGGCGATGTCCGCTGATGGCGTTACACCGCTTGTCGTTAGAGGAGGCCAATGGGTTCCAGCGCAACACTAACGGGACTGCCACCGCTGCCACCGGGCGCGAAGATGACGCCAATACCAGGCGCGCCTGCGACTGGCGGGAATGCTCTGCCACCGCTACCGCCGGGCGCAAAGATGAACACAGGTGCGCCGCCAGCACCAGCAGCCCCGCAAACCGGGATGCAAAAGCTGACCGACACCAGCCATGACGAGGGTAGCTGGCTGGTAAAAAACTTCCCTGAAACGAAGATCTTCTCTGGAATGGGATCAGGGGCGATCAACTCTGGTGCTCACCTATTGGGCAATGTGTTGGATATGATTGCCACGCCGGCGGCGCCGATCCAACTCTCGCCAACCTCAGGACCGCACGCCAAAGAACCACAACAGCCCACGCAAACCCCGGTTGCGCAATATGTCGACAAGCATCTGCATGACGCGGCCACCTGGCTGCGCTCGGGCGGCGAGCCAACCGGATTTTGGCAGAACGTGGGCGCGGCGGGCGAGCAGATGGTGGAGCTGCTTGGCACCGATGGCTTGCTCAAGCTGGCAGGGCCAGCCGCAGGCGCGCTTGAGACGGGAGAACACCTAAAGCAAGCGCAACAAGCAGCGGGGTTTTTGGCCAGCCATCCGAAGATTGCGGGCCTTGTGGCAGTTGGATTGAAGGCCAGCAAAGACGCGCTGATGATGGGCAGCCAAACCTACGGCCACACAGGAGACACAACACAGGCTTTGGAATCGGCCGCGGTAGGTGGAACGCTCTCAGCCGGAGCTGCAGGGGCGAGCAAGGCGGTGAAGAGCATGGCCAGCATGGGACCGAAAACGCTCAACGTTGCCGGCGAGGAGATTCCCGCTTTGGCGTCCCAGGTTGAAAAATCTGGAATGCCGAACGCGAGCGGCGCCGAAGGAGCGCCGAAGATCCAGCAGGCGCAGCAGGCCGGAGCGCAGCGCGTGATTGGACACACGGCGCAGGACGCAACAGAAAACGTGCTCAACCAGATCAACGAAACGCGCCCTGTCTACGCGCCGGTACCGGGTCGAGCTTCCCTGCCCGCGCCGGAAGGATCAAAACCCTTTACTTTCACGCTTGAGACCGGCAAGCCCTTTGAAGGCCGCACAGAAATGAGCGTGCAGGAGCCAGGGATGGCGGCAAAGTTTGAGCCGACTGGCTCACGAGTGCCCGAAGGAGGCCAGCCCGGCCCGCAAAACAAAGCCGAGATAGGTTCGGCGGCAGATACCGCGCCGGGAAGATTGCAGAAGCGCATCCAGGCCTGGACCAGCAAGACCGGCGAAGTATCGGCAGACGAAGCCCGCGGAGCTGGGGCACTGACGACAACCGACCCGCGCCAGGCCGAGGGATGGCTGCAGCAGCTTGAGGACGTGAAGGCGAGCCCAGCCTATGACGAGCTGCCCGCGCGCCAGCAGGGGCAGCTTGAGGCCCAGCGCAAGGCGTTGCAGGAGCAGCTTGGCCTGTATCATGCCAGCCCCTACGCGCAGCGCTTCAGCCCAGCAGATGTGTCGGCGGCTGTTGGCCAGGTGAGAACCTTTGGCGATGCGGCCGCGCAGGTGCAGGCCGCTGTAAAACCTGTCTACGAAACACTTGATCAAAAGAGCGGTGGCGAGTTTACGAAATGGAATGGCCAGGTCAAGCAGGCTCAAAACGTGATTCGCTCAGCCACCAGCATGGAGGCTGTTGACCAGGCGCAGGTGAGATTGAGCGAAGCCAACGAGGCAATTCAAAACCTCATTACGCGGTATGGATCGGAAATCAGCGACGGAGATTACCGAGCCGCAAAACTGGCATGGCGCTCAAGCTCGCGGTTGAGTGAGCTGCACACGACCTTTGAACGCATGATGAACGGAATCACGCCAGAAGAAAGCGATCAGGGATTTCAGCGGGTGATGACAGGCCGCACCAAAGCCCTGCAAAACTATCTCTCGAAAGGCACCAACCAGGCGCAGATCGAACAGCTCATCGGCAAAGAAGGCGTGACGAACCTGAAACAGATCACCGAGCTGCTCTCAAATGTGGGAACGGCCCGAACCACGGCGTCAGTGGTCAAAAACGTTTTTATGGAGCTGGGCAAGCACGCGCGGGTTGGAGGCGTGCCCGGAATGCTGGGCGGCATGGCTGCCTACCACATGGGCGCGCCGTGGTTTGAGGGCATGGCGGCGGGCGCGGCGGCGGGCGAAGGAATGCGCGCGATCTTGCGCTCAGCAGCAACCAGCCCGCGGATCGGCAACATGGTGAACTATGCGGTAAGGAATGGAATCAGCCCCCAGATCTATTCGCCGCTGATTGCTCGCGCGATCGTGGAACCATTTGAAGAACAGAAGAAGCCCGACCAGGCTCAACCGGCACAGGAGGCCGCGCCGAATGAATAAGACCATACCCACGGCAAAGCTCTTGGACACCGAGGCCGAGAAGCTGAAGAAGAGACGCGGCGCGGGAATCCGCGCGATCGACCAGGGAACGAGTTATGACGTGACAGGAAAAATCAGACAGAAGGTGCGCGAGATCGAGCACGGAACATGGGGGCGAGTGACCGACGCGATTCTCTTGATTCGCTATATCGACCCAGAGCTTGGAGTTTGCTCGCATGGTTTCAACATAGGCCCCGGAACCATCGACACGTTGTATTACTTGACCAGCAGGCACCTTAACAAGCTGCAAAGGGGAGAATGAGCCCGAACATCATCATTCCGATCGAACATCAAAGCGCACCGAACGTGCGTTATGACCGAGGCCTGGCGCGCGCGGCCGCAGACCTGAAAGACCCAAACGAAGCTCGCAGACGAGACTTTGATGCCGAGGAGTGGGCAGCTCTCAACTGCGTTGACCCGCGAGTACTCGCCAAACGGCGGGCAATGGTCAACAAGGATTTTGATGCGGAGTTTGACTCCCTAGCCGCGCACGACCCGAATGTGGCCCTCTTGCGCCGGGCCGAGAATGACCCCTCTGGATGGGTCGAAGAAAACCTCGAGCTTTACGCGCGCAATTGCGAGAAGGCACGCGACCAGCAGCTTCCCGGACAAGAGCGCTGGGAAGGAAAAGAAAACGAAGATGCGCGGCTTGTCAATGTGCTCTACCCCAGCGCGGTGATGAGGAAGCTGCGCGATGCGGGCGTGGATGCGCGCGACGAGGAACATCCGAATGCGAGGATCTGGCTCAACGATTGGAGCCGCATGGGCCTGGTTGGCGTGAATGCCTGGGTCAACCCGGTGGAGATGGATGAGGAAGGCTATCTTTACCAGCTCTCGACAGTGACGACAGAAAGACAGCGGGAGCTACTGACCTATAACTGGTATGCCTGCCGGGCTGGGCGCAAGGTGCAACGCACACTCACCAGCCTGCAAGACCCCGGACCCGAATGGAGCCTGATGCGGATCAACGAGCGCGGCGTGGCGACCAAGGAAAAGTATCGCGGCTGGCGCACGGCGATGCTTGTCTTGATCGTGGCCGAGATCTTGACCGAAGAGGAAGTGGATCGTGCTTTTGGGCCGCCGCTCGGCGAGGCTGGGAGTTTTTACCGGCAGCAGCTCAAGGCATACAGGCAGCTCAAAATCGGAAAGGCACTATGAACCTTGAAACCTACACTCGCGGCCAGGTGGCCCGCTTTGCGATCGAAGAGGCCGCGCGCCATGGTGGCGTGAACAACATGCTGGCCGTGGCCATGGTGCTGCGCAACCGCGTAATGGCCGGCTGGGGAGACTGGCTGGATGTGGCCATGACCGCACCAGCCAAGCGAGCCAGCTTTTACCCGCCGGCGATTGTGGACTATCGGACGGGAAATATCCGCAGCTTTTTGAGCCGCATGGATGGGATCTGGACTGGAACCGAGGAAGACCTGACCGGAGGCGCGCTGTTTTATGTCGATCAGGATTTTGCCGTGGCGCGCTGGTTTGAGAACGAGATCATCGCTCAGCCTGACGAGCATCCGCGCGTGGCGCATGTGGGACCGGTATGGTTTTTCAAGTGATTCGCACATGAGTTGCACATGAAAAGCAAAGGAAACGAGGGATTAGCCCGATGGCGACGACACCGCAAATCACGCTCACAGCAGATCTGAAGAGCATCCTTGCCGGTGTGAGCCTGGCTGGAAGCTTGCAGATTACCCTTTGCGGCTTTGGCCCAGCTCTGCCAGCCGTGGCCGGCGCGGGCATGGTTGCCAATGCGGGCATCCCTGAGACCGTGGGGCCCCAGGTTGGCGACACGGCGATCTCGATCGCGCTTTGGGGAAACGATCAGATCACGCCGGCGGGAACGTTTTATTGCATCACCGTGCTGGACGAAGAAGGCAATGCGATCCAGAGCGGAAACTACCAATTTAACGGAACGGCGACGGTGGATCTGTCGACCGCTATACAGATCTTGCCGGGCGGATCTCTGCCGCCAATCCCGCAGATGAAGTATCGGCCATGCGCAGGTGCCGTGCCGGGCTCAGTCTACACGGCTCCAGGCGCGATCGTGATGCTGTTTTATAACGGCTCGGCCCTGCCGGCCGGAGCTGCGGCGCCAACTCTGAGCTATACCGCAGTGGGCAACGTGGCAACGCTGAATTTTACAACTGAATCGGGGGTTCCAGATGACAGGATCGATGCTCTATGCGTGGTTTCGTAACGGTCTGAAATGGGCTGCGCTGCTGGCGGCTTGCTCGGCGGCGGCGCTCGGCCAGGTGAACCCCCACACTGGAATCAAATGGCCGGCGGGATGCTCGGGATCTGGCATCATGGTTTACAACTGGCTCACGAACAGATGCGTGGCGATTGGAACAGCGGCGAACCCGGCGGGCGCAAACGGGCAGATTCAATTTAACCTCGGCGGAGCATTCTCTGCCGTTCCGGGGCTGACTTACAACGTCACTACTAACACGCTTGGAACGCCATCTCTCTCGATCGGATCTACTTTTCAAGTCACAAGCGCAGCCAACTTTGTCAGTGCGGTTGCTGCTGCTCCGGCTGGCAGCACTTTGGATATGAGCGCTGTTTCGTCACCGATCACACTCACATCGACCTTGACGGTATCGAACCCTCTGAAAATTACCGGCTGCAAAGTGCAGATTAATTGCTCGACCGGACAAAACAAATGCGTCAACATCGCGACCGACGATTTCTCTTTTGAAGGAGCCAGCAAAAGCTGCGTAATCACTCAGCCCACACACGCCGATCAGGCCATCGCTTTTTATTTGGGAGCCAGGAAACGGATCACGCTCAAAGGATTCAAGCTCGACTGGAACGAAGACAATCAGGACGCCGGACCCTACTACACCGCGATCGCCTCAAACACCAGCAGCTTTAACACCTATCCGGGCTGCAACCTCTCTGACGTAAGAATTGAAGATCTAGAAGTGACGCGAGCAGGACACAGAGGAATCGACTTTAGAGGCTCATGCCGAGTATGGCTGATCAATAACTACTTTCACCAGACAGGCATCAACGTGGCGGGAACAGATGCTGGAAACTCGGTGAGCATTGATCTGGGAGGCGATATTGCTCACCCCACATCGCTGAGCGATATGGCGATCTCGCAAGACACGTGGTGTATCGGCAACAAGATCGACGAGCAAGGCGACACCTTTAAGTGTGGCAACGTGCGCTCTCACGTCATCGGCAACACTGTGCGCGGCCCTGCCGATTTTGGGCACCAGCCTTGGTGGACCTCGGGAGGAATCGACGGAGCCAATATGTGGGACGGGGAGTTTATTGGAAACACAGTTCGCAACACTTTTACGGATGCTCTGTCGATCGGGCAAACCTGCATTGGAGGAACTGGAACGAGCTGCAGCAGCGGGACCATCATCTCGCCCACCAACATGCGGGTGATCGGAAACCAGTTTTTCTGCGACTCGAAGGCGGTCGCCTATGGATGGCGGGGAAGCTATGCCGGACCGGGCGCGAGCTGCCATACAACTTTTGGAATCACCTATTACACGGCGGCTTTTGCAAGCGGATACACGGTGACAGGGAATACCTATCAGGGTGTGACCGCGATGATCGGAAACCTCAATAAATTCTCGCTGGCCTCGAACACCTTTGATGGCTGGTGGGGAGGCGAAACGACGGGAGGACCGTACACGAGCTGGCCGGTATTTGTAGATGGGAATATAGCTGCGTTTTATGTAGGTGGAAACACGATCGTCAACTCAAGCAGCAACCCGCAGGCGACACTGCCCGCGGCCATTTATGTCTCTACGGCCGTATCGGCTCCCACCCCTTGCACGATTGCCTCAAACCCGATCGACTCAGCCACCTTCACCAACACGGTGCAATGGGGATCTGCAGCGCCGCTCTGCTCGTTGGATAACTCGGGCATTATCTCGCTGAATGGAATACAGGCTTTGGCCACAGCCGCCGGCCAGGTGATTGTGATTGGCGGCGCACCAGGCGTTCAGACCCAAGGGAACTTAACAGTTCCACATCCTTTTCATGTGATCAGCGATTACTTTGATGGATCGGCGCAAACTGTCGTGAATATGACGGTCAAGGCCGGCGGGTCTGGATACCTTTTTTCGGCGCTCTCAGGCGCGACTTATTACCCGTTTTTGAACATGACCGGAACCTCATCGGGCGGCCAGATATTCCCGACCGTCGCCGCCTGGTCAGTGTTAGGACTGCCATCGCTGCCTTTCCAAAACATTGCTTTCGGCAATGCGGCCAATCGCTCGATGACGCTGAAATGCACTGCCTGCACGGCGAATCGGACTTGGGAATTTCCCGACTCAAACGGCGTCGGATTACCGGTGATGAGCTGGAGCACGATGAGCAACTCAGCCAACTTTGCAGGTGCAAACACTTTTAACTCGATTACGCCCGCATCGGCAATCACGGTGATTGGAATTGATTGGTCGCTCAACTCGCAGGCCAACTCGACACCAGCCTGCACGGCCTTTCCATCGATCGTTTTGTCGGATGGAACCAACACTGTGAGCTGCGCCCTGACGGCGGCGAAGTCAAACAAGTGCACGGGACTATCTCAAAACTATGCCGCCGGAACAACAATCACCTTGGCATCGAGTGGAGGCACGTGCACCACAGCTCCAAACGTGATGAACATCAGCGTCCAATACAAAATGCAGTAGGGGGAGATCAACCATGTGGTGGCGCGACCAGAGAAACCGCTGGAACGTCGAAACTCTTAAAGAGTTTGTCTTGCGTCTTGCCGAAGAGCACGACAACCGGCACGAACGCGCCGAGGCCCATTTAGAAGCACTGCATAACTCGCAGCGCAATGAGGTCAATATTGCAATTCTCGGCGTAGAGCGGCTGCTGCACCAGACTGTCGAAGCGATACAGATCGCCGTGGCCAAAGCCGAGACGGCCAATGAAAAACGGTTTGAAAGTGTGAACGAATTTAGGAACACGCTCGGTGACCAGCAGGCGCACTTTGTAACCCGCGTGGAGATTGACAGCAAGCTTGAAGGCTATCAAAAGCGGCTGCAGGACCTGACCGACCGAATGAATCTGATCACAGGCAAAGGTGTTGGCCTCAATGCCGGATGGACTTATCTGATTGCCGCGATCGGCGCGGCCAGCGCGTTGCTGGCAATTTGGATGAAAACGCACTAGAAAGCAGGAGACTATGAAACGGATCATCGCAGTTTTAACCGCAAGCAGCCTTTGGGTCAACGTCTTGACCATGGCCTCGCTCGCCCCCGCCACGCTCACCATGACTGCCTGCACCATCTCTGACGCTCAGATTGCCGCCGATGGTGCCGCCGTGGCCCAGGCCTGCCTCTCGATCGCCGCCGACCCCGCCATCCCCGCCGGGATAGCCCAGAAGCTCACCACGGCCGCCCAGGCGCTGGCAGCGGCTACCGCCAACTGGCAGACCGGAAACCCGACCGCGATCATTGCCTCACTCGCCGCCGGCGTTGAAGTGATCTTGGCTGCAATCCCTGTGACCGCGCCGTTTGCGATGCTGGTGCCGATCGCGGTAGCGGCGATCGAGATCCTGATTTCAAACATCCACACCGCAAACCCCCAACTGATGGCCGCGCGCGCGCCGATACCAGACGTTTACGCCCATGCCGTGATCCACCATCGGCTCGGCCGCAGCCCCGAGGGCGACTTTAAGGCGGCGTGGAACGAACTCATCGAGAAGCATAGAGAGCTGGCCAGGGCTAAACTCTAGCCAGTATTCCAAACCTGATACCGGGGAGGAGTTTTGCCAATCCTCTCCGGATTTTTTGCGCCCAAAATAAAGCTATTGCAAACGGTTTGCACCTATGATACACATGGATTGCACGTATAACACAAGGGGAGGGGAAGTGATATTAGCTGTAGGGAACATCAAGGGCGGTGTGGGCAAGACCACGCTGGCCGTGAATCTGACCATCTGGCTCGCGCGCCAAGGGAACGAGGTTTTGCTGATCGACGGCGACGAGCAGCGCACGGCGGCGGCCTTTACTGAACTGCGCAATGATCGATTTAGTTCGATACAACATTGGCAAGAGAAGGGCCTGGGATACACGGCGATCGAGCTGCGCGAGGGAGCGATCAAAACTCAATGCAGACTGCTTAGGTCTAAATACGACCATATAGTTATCGACGTGGGAGGTCGGGACACGGGCGGGCTGCGCGCCGCGCTGGTTGTGGCGGACCTTGTGTTGATACCCGTGCAGCCGCGCAGCTTTGACTTGTGGGCCATCGACCAGATGGCCGACCTGATTGGCGATGCCCGCCAGATCAACGAGCAACTGCGCGCCGTGGCTGTGCTCAACCAGGCCGACCCGCAGGGCAAAGACAACGGCGAGGCCGCAGAGTACATCCGGAACGTGCCAGGCTTGGAGCTGGCCACGGCCGAGTTGACCAGGCGTAAGGTCTACCCGAATGCGGCGGCGCTCGGGCTGAGTGTCTTTGAGTTGAACGACCCAGACCAACGGGAGGCCACGGCCAAGGCGCGCGAGGATCTGGATCGGCTCACAAGCGCGCTGTTTGATGGACAAGTCTACAAAAAAGCACAAGGGCTCAGCATAGCCGCAGGAGGAAGGTAAACGATGCCGATAGCAGCGAACCCAAGCAGACGGAAAAAAGGAATGGACGAAGACGCATTTATCGCCGCGCCGGCAAGAGAGCGCGCAAGCGCGCCCACAACCAAAGCCAAGCAGCCAAGGCGCAATGTGACGCTGGCCTTTGACGCGGCGATCTATGAGCGCGTGGGCGTGGCCGCTGGCCGGCTGGGCGTGAGCCGCAACGCATTTTTTTCAACGGCCGCAGTCGAGAAGATGGAGCAGATGGGAATTTAATTTGCAAAGCTATTGCAAATGAATTGCACATATGATACATCTTAATCGCACATGAATTGCACACACTATACAAATGTATAGCAGTGGGCGGAAAGAGTGGGAGCGAATGAAGGCGGATAACGAAAAGCGGAACCTGAGCGATGGGGAGAAGCGGGCGGCGGCAAAGGCCGCGGGCGTCGATAAACTGCTTGCCTTTGAGGCAGAGAACTTCAAGAAGATCAGAGTGCTAAGGCTCGACAAGCTGGGGCACATCGTAGAGTTTACCGGCAAGAACGGCCAGGGCAAGACCAGCGCGCTCGATGCGCTTTGGTTTTTGCTCAAGGGAAAAGCCGCCCTGCCGGTGAAGGCTCTGCGCAACGGAGCCGAGAAACTGCGCGTCAAGGGAGTGTTTGGAGCCTTTACCGTGACTCGGACGCTGGGACAGGATAGCGCGCTGCCGACACTGACCCTTGAGATGGCCAAGGGAAAGACGGCATGGGACACGCCCCAGGCGATGCTTGACGGCATTGTGGGCGAGCTGGCCTTTGACCCGCTGGCCTTTACCCGCATGACACCGGCTGAGCAGGTGGAGACGCTACGCAAGGCTGTTGTGCTTGATGTGGACATTGACGACTTGAACAACGCCAACGAGATCGACTATGCCGAGCGCACGCTCGTCAATCGCCAGGTGAAGCAGCTTGAAGCGCAGTTGAACAACATGACCGCGCTTGAGGGACTGCCCAAAGAGAAGCTGGACGAGAGCGCGATCTTGGCCAAGCTGGACGAGGCCGCCGAAGCCAACCGCCGGATGCAGGAGACTTTCAAAGCCAAGCAGGATCTTGGGCAGGCTGTGACACAGGCGCGGCAGGCCTTTGAGGGCGGCGAACGCGAGGCCGAGCGGATCACGCAAACCATTGCGGTGCTTGAAACCCAGCTCAAACAGGCGAAAGACAACCTGAAGATTATGAGCGACAAGAACAAGACGCTGGGCAAGGCCTTGACCGAGGCCGAGCGGGCGCACGAAGCCGCGCCGAGCGGTGAGCCGGTGGACGTGGGCGCACTGACGGCCGAGTTGCAAAGCGCGCAGCGCACCAACCGCGCGATCGAAGACCGCCAGCGCTATGACAAGGTGAAAGCCGAGCTGACCGCCAAGGAGAAAGAGGCGCAGGCCTTGAGCGACAAGATGGCGGGCAGGGAAGAGAAGAAGCGCAAGGCGCTCAGGGAGGCCAAGATTCCGGTTGAGGGCTTGAGCTTTGACGAGGCCAAGGTGACGTTTAACGGCTTGCCGCTGGCCAACCTGGGCGAGGGTGAGGCGATCAGGATCTCGACCAGGCTGGGCATGGCGCTGAACCCGACCTTGCGCGTGATGCGCATACCGCACGGCGAGGCGCTGGACGAAGACGGGCTCAAGCTGCTGGCCGAGATGGCCGAGGAGTTTGACTATCAGATCTGGATCTCGCGCGTGGACTCAAGCGGCAAGATTGGCATTGTGATGGAAGACGGCCTGGCCATTGCTCAGAACGAGGCCGACTGATGCCGATGACGACAGAGCAGAAAGCGGCGATCGACGCGATGAGCCGCTATGAACTTTGCCGCATGTGGAGGTTTGCCAAGACCGGCAACCCTCTCTTGCAGAGCGAAACCGGCGATTACTTCGCAGCCCGGCTGAAGGAGCTGGGCGGCTTCAACGCGGAAATATCGAAGAGTCTGGGGTGGGAACAGTGAAGACAGTCACGTTTTACCCTTACGACGCGCAGTTAAGGCCGGGCGAGATAGGAGCCGACTTTGACGACGGCGACCCAAACCACGCCTACACGCTGCGCTATCAACCGGACGAAGTAACGAATGCAGCCGAGGAGATGGGCCGGGCCATCATCGAGTGGATCAACGGAAAGGCGGCGAAGGCGTGAAGAACAAAGACGGTCAAGAAGTTATGGCGATGGGGGTTTCGGTCGAATCGGTGACTCACGCAGATGGAAGTTTGACGATCGGTTTTATCGTTTTTAGTCCGGACCAAGGAACCCGCATAGCGTGGCTACCAGACCTGTTTAAAGCCCCTTTGGCAGATCTGCTGCGCGCCGACATAACGGCGGCACTGCGCTTTCACGCCGACAAGATGGCGAATGGCGAGACAGAGCGCAAGATGCACGATTTTTCTGAGATCAACACAGATCTGCACCGAAGGGCGGCGGAAGCATGATCGTGATTGATGAAAAACTGGTTGGCATGTGGCAAGTGGGCTTGCCAAAATCCGACTGGCTTGCAGGCGTCCGAGAGATCGTTCCAGAGGAAAAATACGAACTGGTTTACAGGTTTCGCTACTACAAAGACGAAAAGGTTTTTGAATCGCAGGACACGAAGAATTGGTACAAAGCCGAGGTCACGGGCAGTCGCCATTATGTGATTTCTTCTATTAGGGCGTGGGCTTGGAGTTGGCGCGCGTGGCCGCCAGTCAGATGTGGGAATGTCTGAATGAAGGCGATCTGCGAGAAGTGCAAAAAAAGATAATGGAAGCGCCGTTTATGTTTATGCGGCAAGAACCGAGGCAAGCGTGAGCGATCTGACCAAACCTGTATATCTGGGCGATGGGCTTTATGTTGAGTTCGACGGATGGCAGGTGATTTTGTTTGCGTCGAACGGCGAAGAGCGCACCAACACGGTGTATCTGGAGCCGGGAGTACTCGACAGCTTTTTTAGGTATTGCAACGATTTGAAAGCTGCGATGCAAAACAGACAACCCTGCGTGAGCGCAGAGCCGCGCGAGATGGTGATTGTGCCGTGGAGGGCGGGCGACTGATGGGGATTGGACCGGGAAAGTACGACGAGGCATGCACGGCGGCGCGGAAGGCAACCAAAGGCCGCGCCGTGTTGCTGATTGTGATCGAGGGCGCCAGCG